TGACCTACTGCATGGACTATCAGTGGTACCAGAGAACATGGATGACGATGGCTTTGAGCCACCACCACAGTGTATGCCTGATGAGTACAAGTGTGATGACACAGTACGGGCCTATCGTAACTACTACCACGGTGAGAAGCCCTTTGCTACGTGGAAGTACACACAACAACCAGTATGGTGGAAGGGGTATAGGTACTATGAAGCGTAACAAGTATGACTTTGCCTACGTCATAGGGTATCACAATGGATACCACCTACTAGATTATGATAATCAGTACGACGCTAGGGCAATGCCTCAGTACAACATCAAGTACAAGCATGGATATATAGATGGAAGAAATATTAGGATAAGGGAGGAGAGAGAAGGCACATGAGTATGGGATTTATTAAGTGTCCCTATTGTGGATCAGCAGATGGGGAGAAGCTGTTCGCTATTGATAACATCTTTGAGTGTTACTGTGGCTCATGTGACACATCCTGGGAGGAGGAGGTAAGACAGTACGAGACTACCACCAGACTTCAACAGTGGATGGAGGAAGACTATGGTGAGGAATGTTAGCACTAGGATTGATATGCATAGCAGCAATGATTGGCGTCATGTTTCTAGACAGAGACTACGAGAACCTCATTGGTATACAGATGCTAGTCATGCTAGGTACTGTGCTAGTCCTGAGTATAGGAGTATGTTTAACATATTTAACATAAGTTATATATAATGTGAAAGGGGATCCTATCTTGGTTGTAACTTTAGAAACTGACCAAGACCTGATTGACCATCAACTTGAGCTAGAAGTGGACATGCTAACAGGTGGTGTGCAACGCTTTAGGAAGGCCAGGGACAGGTCAATACAGGCTGGTAGGGAATCACACACGGTACATGGTAGAGCTATCATAGCTAGCCTTGTAGACGATGTAAGCAAGGGTATAAAGGAGTGGCTAGATAACCCGACAAATAAATCCAGAGACCTAGCATGGAAACGTCTCAACCATATGGACATAGAGCAACTAGCATACCTGTCACTAGTATCTCTAGTCGATAGTCTTAGTAGAAAGAATACCCTGCTGTATGTAGCTCGTAACATAGGAGCTAACATCGAGATGCAGGACAGGCTAGACAGGTGGCTACAGGCTGAAGGGAGTGTCGCTAACAACGTAATACGTGAAGCTATGAAGAAGGCCTATGGTGCTAGACGCTACGGGCTGACACACAAGATGAACAAGGACGGATACCAGAAGACAGAATGGGAGAAGGCAGAGCGAGTACACATTGGTTTCAAGATGGTTGACATCATCATACAAACCACAGGTATTGTTAGACTGGACATGCAACAGACGGAGCGTAAGCGTAGGACTACCTATGTCAAACCTACTGAGGGTACTGTTGAGTGGATCAACGCCTTCAATACCTACATAGAAACGTCACGGCCACGCTTCCTACCCTGTGTCATACTCCCTAAGAAGTGGGACAGTGTACGTGGTGGTGGGTATCATGGACATGTTATGGATGAACTATCAATAGTGAGGCGCAGATGAGTTTGAAGAAACATCTCAGAAGACTGGAGCGACAAGACCTAACAGAAGAGTACTCCTGCCTGAACGCCTTGCAAGAAACTGAGTGGCGTATCAATACCAAAATCCTAGAGGTTATTCGTAACCTGTGGGACAATGGACAGTCATGGGGTAAGCTCCCTGGAAAGGATGACATACCACTTCCTCCCTATCACTTCGATAAGGAGAAGGATGAGATGACTGAGGAAGAGAGAATTGAGTTTCGCAACTGGTCACGCAAGCGTAATCTTATCTACTCCGAGAACAATCGCAGCGTGAGCAAACGCATACAGGTAGAGCGTACCCTACAGATAGCACAACAGTTTGCTAAGTATGATAGGTTCTACTACGTGTGGCAGAATGACTTCCGCTCACGCAAGTATGCGAGCAGCACCTTTCTCTCTCCTCAGTCTGCTGACTGGTCTAAGTCTATGCTAGAGTTTGGTTATCCAATGGCTATCAACAACTGGGATGATGCACGTTGGCTGTGTATTCATGGTGCTAACCTGTATGGCAACGACAAGATAACCCTGAACGACAGGGAACAGTGGGCCTGGAACTACTCCGAGGAGGCACACCGTATTGTCGAGAACCCATACGATAATCAGGCATGGCTAGAGGCAGACAAACCATTCCAGTTTCTTGCATGGTGCTACGAGATGTCAGCCCTCAACAAGCAGGGCTGGGGATTTGAGACACGACTGCCTGTCTCTGCTGATGGTAGCTGCAACGGACTGCAACATCTATCAGCTATACTCAGGGACGAGAGGGGAGGCCATGCTACTAACCTGATACCATCTGATCTACCTCAGGATATATACACTCAGGTAGCAGAGGAGACGCTCAGGCGTGTGCAACAGGACGACAGTGAGATAGCTAGAAAGTGTCTGTCCTTTGGTATAGACAGGAAGATAGCGAAGCGTCCTGTTATGATAGTACCCTACTCTGGTACTCGACACTCATGTAGAACCTACATAGAGGATGCGATATGGGATAAGATAAAGGAAGGGGCACCCAATCCGTTTGGTGATGACCTGTTCGAGGCTGCATCGTACCTGTCAGGGCATGTATGGGAGTCCATTGCTGGTGTCATTCAATCCGCAAGGCAGGTTATGGACTATGTCAAAGACGTGGCAGACATCTATGCAGGCCACAAGAAACACATGGAGTGGGTAACACCAACAGGATGGCTCGTGCTACAGCAGTACCATGAGTTAGAACAGAAGCGTATCAAGACCCACATATCTGGTGACGTTGTGTCACTATCCTTTCCAAGGGAGAAGGAGGACACTGTTAATCGTAAGCGAACTGCACTAGGTAGTAGTCCTAACTTTATCCACTCGTTAGATGCAGCAGCTATGACCAAGACTATCAACAGGTGTACACAGGTAGGGATAGAAGACTTTGCTATGGTACACGATAGCTATGGTACACACTCATCTAACATGGTACAGATGTCAGACATTTTAAGAGAGGAGTTTGTAAGAATGTATGAACAGCATGATGTCTTGGAAGAGTTGAGGCAACATGCAATGAGAACCCTGAGGACAGAGGATGTACCTGTCCCACCGAGCAAGGGTAACTTAGATTTAGCTAACGTATTGAAGTCAGACTATTTCTTTGCGTAGGTTTCTAAAGTTACATCTAAGCATTATCACAACGAGGCGATAGGAGAAGAATATATGCTCGTGATAAAAGGCAATGCACTCTGGGCTAAAGTGTTTGAACCAGACACACGTTATGTACCAGAGGGTGAGTATAGTATTCAGGTTATCATGCCTGAGACAGAAGCAGCAGAAGTGTGTGAACAACTTGAGAACATGGCGCAAGCTAAGTTAGCAGAAGTTGTCAAGGAACAACCTAAACTTAAGAATGTCCTGGCCACACGTACACCGTTTGATCCTGAGACAGACGAGGCAGGTAATCTTACAGGTAATGTAGTCTTCAAGACTAAGATGAAGGCTCGCATTAAGGCTCGTGATGGACGTGTCTATGAACAGAAGCCAGCAGTGGTAGACGCAAAGCGTACACCTATGGATGGTTCTCAGTTGATAGGCAATGGATCACTCATTAAAGTAGCTGTTGAACCTGCACCATACATGATGCAATCAACTAAACAGGTAGGCGTCACGCTACGCCTGAAGGCTGTGCAGATTATTAACCTTGTAGAGTATGGCAAGACTGTCTCGTCTATCTTCGATGAAGAGGATGGGTTTGTTGCTAGTGCTGTACGAAGGGACGATAACTCAGATGTCTTTCAGGATGAAGTAATCGACGATGCCGAAGGGGACTTTTGAGGAAAGGGTCATCGTTGATCTAAGTAACCGTGGCGTTTCATTCGAGTATGAACCAGACAGGATTACATACTCAGTGGAACGTCACTACATCCCAGACATTCGACTGTCTGATACGTTGTACGTAGAACTGAAGGGATACTTTAGGCAGGATGCCCAACGAAAGATGAAGGCTGTCAAGGAACAGCATCCAGAGTTGGACATTCGCTTTGTATTCCAGAACGCTACGTCTACTATACAGGGAGCTAAGAAGAGAAAGGATGGGTCAAAGATGACCTGTGCAGAATGGGCAGACCGTAATGGTTTTGTCTGGGCAGAAGCAACAATACCTGAGGAGTGGTTACAATGACAATCGAGCAAATACATGCAATGATGGATTTCTATGGTTCAGGTAAATGGACTGCTAAAGAACTAGCTATCACATTTATACCTCACTTAGAACCAAAAAGCTTTCAGTCCTTCTATGATACTATGATGGTATTAGCAGAAGAACAGAAAGCCAAATCACATGAGGTACTGCAATGAGCATCATAGACATCAGTGAGGAGATTGTATCTGAGGTTGATGTCAATGTAGAACTGGATGCTGAGGGTGTGCGTGTCTCTGTCTATGTTGACGAGTGTGAGGTAGCCGACTTCGTAGACTATCAGACGATGGCCTACAGAATGGTGGCTGACAAGGAGAAGTATCCGAATGAGGTACTAGCGACGATATCTGACGAACTAGCAAAGGTTGTAGAGATATTCGAGGAGGCAACAAAAGCCCTGTGGTTTGAAGATGATGAATGAAGAGGCGGAGTTCCTACGACATGAACCCTGTCCTCACTGTGGCAGCAGTGATGCCAACGCTCTATACAGCAATGGTAATCACTGGTGCTTCTCGTGTGAGACACTAACCCCTGCCGACAAACAGACTGAGGCGGTAGCTATGCTAGAAACTGTAGACAGTGTGTTCCTCGACTTGGAATACATGGAGTTAAAGAAACGGGGTATCACTCAAAAGACTTGTGAGATGTGGGGATATGGTATCTCCAACTACAAGGGACAGAAGGTACAGGTTGCCAACTACCGCAACAGGGCAGGGGACTTGAAGGCGCAGAAGATACGCTTCGCTAACAAGGACTTCTCTGTTGTGGGAACACTCAAGGATGTTGGCCTGTATGGTGAGCATCTCTGGAGGGATGGTAGACACGGTAAGTTCATCACCATTGTTGAGGGTGAACTGGATGCACTCTCTCTGTCACAGGCTATGGATAACAAGTGGCCTGTCTGTTCCCTACCCTCAGGCTGCACGTCAGCTAAGAAAGCCATAGGTAAATCTATCGAGTGGCTGTCTAAGTATGAACATGTTGTCCTTATGTTCGACAGTGATGAACAGGGACAGAAGGCAGCTAAGGAGTGTGCATCTGTCTTACCACCTAACAAGTGTAAGATAGCGACACTACCACTGAAGGATGCCAATGAGATGCTCGTCAATCGACGGGTCAAGGAATTGGTTGATGCAGTATGGGAAGCTAAGACCTTTAGGCCTGATGGTATTGTTGCTGGTACAGATATGTGGAATACAATCATTACCAATGACGAGAAGCACTCAGTCGCCTACCCCTACGTTGGGCTACAGGAGAAGACTGGTGGCTGTCGGATGGGTGAGATTGTTACACTCACTGCTGGCTCTGGCATAGGTAAGTCACAGCTAGCTAGGGAGTTAGCCCACAACTTTATCAGGCATGGTCATACACTGGGGTACATTGCGCTA